GAGTCGTATCCATCAAGTTTCTCAACCTGAAATCGGTGGCGGCTTCTGCGGCGCTGCCGTCGAGACTGATATACGCAGCATCAGTAACGACTCCACCTTGAATCCTGATGAGGGCCGAATTCGCGGTTGCCGGTACGGTCAAGGATTGCGATGTGGCCGAAAGCGTCAGGGTTTGTTGGGAAATAAAAGCACCTGTTGGCGATGATTGTACAAGCCCCGCCCCGTCGATGCTTATTCTGTTATACGTCCCCTCTGGGTTTAATTGGTAATAATTACCATCCGTGGTGTCATAATAGACTTCACGGTCGTATTTTACTTTTGCCATAATGACTCCTTCTGTTGGATTCGCTCATCAATATCGCCAAGAAATTCTTCTATGGCTTTCTCGACTTCTTCTGCTTCGCGCTCTTTTCCTCTGCGCTTGGCTCGCCTGAGATACATCTTTAATTCGTCAATATCTTTCTTGAGTTTCATGGAGTACATGACTCTACCGAATTCTTCGTCTACACCGACAGGTTTTAGACCTGTGGTATATTGAAGAACTCTGTCTATCCCGGCCATGTCAACTCTGGATTCTCTGGTAGCACCAACGCCAAACTGACTAATGCCGACTTCTTCTTCCATACTGAAACTTCTGGATTGAAGTCTTTCGCCTGTCACGGGATCAATTTGATTCTGACCGAAGACATTTAAAGGGTTGGCTCTGTCCAGTTCGTTTAACATGACGATGTTTCTGGCAACGTGGGCGAGACGTGCTGGAATTTTGACACCGAGAAAATCTGTGGTTTGGCCCTTATATTTTACAATAGCCTCTTTTCTGAATGTGTCGTAATTGGCTATCTGTTCCAGAGGCTCCTTTATGAAAGGCGAAACCAATCCCAGGATTCCTTCCTTCGGGTTAGCCAATTTCTGCACATCCATGAAAGGCAGATATCCGCTCAAGGTAAAGGCTTTCTTATCGCCTTCAGGAGTTTCACCAACATAAACAGGACCAAGTTCCTTAATCTGTTCCGATACGGCTTCTTGTTCAGGAACTTCACCTTGAATCTGATTACGGATTAGATTGATGCGATTGAATCTCTGAGGATTCTCAACAATGGCTTCGATTTGTAAAGGAATATTCTTTCGAGTCCAAGTGTAAAAAGGCATGACCCGTTTGAAAATCTTCTGTTCGACAGGACTCAGGTTTTCGTAATCGAATAGGTATTTCTTTACGCTTCTGGCAGCATTGTCATATGAATCGCCTTTACGAATCCTGTCAATGAAATGAGCCAAACGAGCGTTTTCTTCAATCTTTCTTCCTGCGGCAAAACCACCGCGAAGGAAAATATTTCTTGTAGTCGGAGTGAATATGTCAGATGGTGCTATGCCAGTGAGACTTTTATTTACTTCGTGGATAACATTATCCACAATGTCACCGTGGTATTGAGAACGTCCAAGGACTCCATGTTTTAGAGCTGCATCGTAGATTTCAAACGTGGGCTTCCCGGCGATCTTCCCGGTGAATTTTCCGGTTTGTTCCATGAACTCCAACTGGCCTGCTTGAAGATAAACAGTTGGATTCTTGACTCCTGCTATATAATTGTTCCAAGCGTTACCTAGTGCGTTTCTAGTATGATAAGCCGGTCTCGCGCCAAGGCTCCACATCTTCCACCAGTTCTGTGCGTTGTCGTAGAGATCGAGAAATCCCACAACGTCCTCTGTTTTCCCAAAGCTGGAATATTGCTTGCTGATGTATTTTGCGACTTCCGGCTCGAACTTAACGCCTTTCAATAAAGCGATTCCAGTTTCCTGATAATGGGCCGGGGCTTTGGCCGCTTCGATGCCGAACTGTTTACCCGCGTCGTTCAGGAAGTTAGCGGCACCAATAGAATTAGCATGCCTCAGGTCTCTAACGGCTTGGGCTACTACCGGGTCGTCGGTAAAGAACTTGTCCATACCAAGAATCTTTTTGGCGTTGATTTCTTCTATCGTGCCTTCCAGCTTTCTTGCTTTGGTAGAAGCGTGTTGAACCTCTGACTTACGGAAGATGTCGAGAATTCTTTCCTTGCCTATAGCCCTCATGGCCTCTGGTGTTGGGACGTGAGGAAAATAATTCTCGACTTCTCCAATCTTTATGCCTAGCTCTTTCTCTAGGGCAAGTTGAGCGGAATTCTTAGCTCTAATCTCAGCGGCTTCTTGGGCTATTTTAAGCGGAGCTTCCATTGAAGGCGTCTCAACCTGACGGACAATGGACTGTTTTAACTGTTCTGGAGACATATCCAGTTCTGTCGCTAGATCGTTCAGCTTCCTGTTCCATTCTTTCGAGTCACGGATAATCTGGTATTTACCGGCCCCCGCGATATCCCTATACCGACCTTCCAATTCCCTGACCTTAAGAAGAGGCCCACGATATACATTGAAAGCTCTCATAACGGCGTTATCGGCGATACCAGGGGCTACGCCTTCGATACCCTTGACAACTCCACTAATGCCAGCCTTGGCTCCTCTGCCTATAATTCCCCCAACATAGGTCAGCGGGTCTGTCACCACGTCTCCTACAAAACCTACAGCACCCGAAGTCACAGGATATTCTTTTTGTACGTCTTCTGGCAGAAAACTTCTGGTGGTAAATGTATCTTCACCAAGAAGGCCGCGTTCGGCCCCTTGCAGGAAAATCTGCGACTTGTCTGAAGTCATTGGTTGACCAGAAATTCTGGCTTCTGTCTCGGCTTGGATTAAATCACTGGTACCTACCGCTAAAGCATTGCGCGGACGATCCAAATATTGAAGCGTATCCAGCGTCAGGTTCCCAACTCTCGCGGCTGGCTCCAGAATATTTTCGCGGACAGGATTCGTGATTGTCGAGAATACATTTTCTTCCTGTTGTTCCGGTCGAGTCAGTTGCAGGAAAGGATTGATGGGATTGTCGGATAACGGCTTTACTTTTTTTTCCTCGACAATCTCTTTGAAAGGATTTGTCATTTCAGATAATCTTCAGGATTCAACCCGGCTTCTTTTAACTGTTTCTTTATTTCATCATCACTTAATCCGGTATTTCTCAGGTCTGTTATTTTATAGATAATCTTCTGATATTGTTCTATCTGTCTATTGAATTCATCTTTATTTATTTTATGTTTTGACAATAACTTTGTTCTGGCCTGAATTTTTTCATGTTCTTTCTGACTTTCACTAATAGCCATTGACGATGCTTTAAGAGCGGGGATATCCTTTGCCAAGAAGTCATCGGCCATTACTAGGGCACGATTAAACGCTGGAAGTTGTTTCGGGTCTGCGATTCCGAACCCTTCTTTAAAGTTATACCCTGATTTGACGGCATTAAGCGCCGTATTTCGTGCTGGATTATCTGACTCTCCCTTGCTGGTAGATTTCAGTTTCTGGCTCATGTCATAGGGTTTTCCAGAAGGTACCTTATTCCCATATTTATCTTCTTCGTAATCTTGCCACTTCTCGCCATTGAACTGAGAGATAATCTTTGTTTTCTTCTCTTTTATCTCATCTCTAGCCTTATCGGCTTTGGCTCTGGCTTCCTCGGCTTGGGCTTCTTGTAGGGTGGGTTTGCCTTCTTCAGTTTTGACTTGAGCGGCTTTCAACCTAGCTGCTTCCTGAGCAGCCTGAGACTGTATGTATCTTTCCAAAAGTCTTGGGGCCATATCCTGAAGCTCTGGATATTTGGGAGAACCGTCTTCGTTGGTCTGTTGAATAGCTTGTAGGCCAATGGACGCCATTTTCCCAGCCCAGTCTGAGGGGTTTTGCGGGTCGAGTTTTATCCCCAGTTCTTTCGCTTTCTGTTCCGTATCGCGCCTGAATTTCTCGGCTTGTTCAGCCTTCTTGACTTCCGGGTCTTTGTCGATAATGCCCTTTTCCTGTAGGGCTTGACGGAACAAGCCGCCCAATCCTGATCCCCAGATCGCCGCCGCCCGGTTTACTGGCGCAGCATCCTTGTATAGAGCTTCGGTATTGGAAACACTTTTGGCGAGTTGCTGTTGAATAATTTGTCTCGGTGTCAGCATAGTGTTACCGAATAGGTCAATATTTTGATCTTGTGCCATGTGTCACCTATGATTTAATAGCAGGGCTTGATTTAATAGAAGAGCTAAATAAACTTGACCAGAAAGAAGCCTTGGCTTCTTGCTCGCTTGTCGCGCCTTTCAGAGCCAAGGCAGGACCACCGGCCTCGATGTTAGCCGCTGACAAGTCATAGGCGGCTTTGCCTTGCTGCGCCCCGAACAGACCTGTATTAAAGAAACCACCCAGCCCCGTATAGGACCCAAGTAAAGACTCACGCTGTGACCTGGCCTCGCCTAACGCGGATAACTGTGCTTCCAAATCACCTTGCTGCTGGGCCTGAAAGAAAGCCCCGAGTTCAGGGTTGGCCCCGGCGCTTCCTGTCCCCAATCCTAATCTGCCTTGACTAATGAGCCTCGATTCAAGACCAGACAGTTCTGGCAAAAACTTCTCGGCATTTCGTTGGCGGAGAAGCCTTAGTATGTTTTCAGAAGCGTCACCTTCATTAAAGGCGTTTAACTGACTTCCGAACTTGTCGAAAAGACCACCGCTGTAATTGATGCCTCCCCTATCTAGGGTGGCGTCTCCTATGAGAGATTTTATCCTGATGGGGGTAAATTGTTTTCTGAGATTGGAGGCGATTTCTCGCAGTTCGCCGGAAGCGTTACTGCCAGCTTCCGCTGCCCCGGTTAAACCGAAGAAGTCAGTAACAGGTTTAAATACATCAGTTACCTTGTCTAGTATCGACATTATCTTTGCCTCTTAATTATTTTCATCTCAACTCTGCCCACACATCTATCGCATAGGTGTTGGCATCAATACGATAGTATGAATTATTGGGAACGACAAAGCTTACCGTGCCTTCCGAGATAACGGCGTCTGTTACTCCGGCTTGGCCGACTGCCGCAAAGCCAGCTACTTTTATTGCCGGTGTTGCCGTGGTATCGCAGTAGGCTCTGAAATAAGCGGTAGCCACAGCAGAATTTATTCTGCTTGAAGAAACATTAACCTGAATCGGCTTTCCAGAAGTGTTTCTGATATTAGCCGCCAAAGCCCTGCCGCCCACTCCCGTCATATCCTGCCATGTCTGCCTGACTCCCAAGGCTTCATCAGGCGAATGACGCACTCTCCAGCGGGAACTGGTGGAATCGTACCAAAGCGTCAAAGCGGTATCGGGTAACAATAATATGTCACCAGATAATGCAAATCGGTAGGCGGCGGTAGAACTTCCGCTTTCATCTGCAATTCTTATGTAGAAAGAACCTACGTTTAAAAGAGTAATTACTCTCCCATCTGCCCCGCCCTGTAATCCGGTAATATCCCAGTCTACTGCGTCCGATGTCAGTCTTAAAACAGATGAAGTTGAAAGACTGGTTGGATTGTAGTCATTTTGGTCTGACGTTATTTGTGAAGGGGAAATATCTGAGGCCACCGCAACGGTACTGCTTAAAGTAGCTGCACCAGATATGGTGTATGCCCCTGATTGGGTATTAGCCCCGGTGAAAGTCTTGTTCCCGTCTACCGTCTCTGTCCCGGTATCGTGTACCACGGCGCTGTCATCGGCTTTCGATGCTATTGCGGTTGAGATAGCATCTAGCTCGGCGTCCTGTTCAGAACCTTTAATGACTTTGTTCGGGTCGCCGGAAGTTAAAGAGTCTTTAGCGGAGAAATCTACTATTTGAGTATAGTTGGACATTTAGAAAGCCATCCTTCCTAATTTTGCCCCAAGAAGTATTTCCTGGAAGGCGATTATAGAACCGTCAATCGTGACGTTCATACCTATTTTCATTACTTGTCCATGACCTGTTGAGTGAATTCTTGAGTCAGAAAAAGCCGTGCCACCGGAATACTCTGCAATGTTCCATTCCGCCACGTTCCATTCAGAAGCGTCTGCTTCAATCGTTAATTGAGAAGCGGAGTTGGAAAAGGTCTCATCGAAATCAAACGCCCATAAGTAAGTCACTAAATAAGAGATATTCGATAACGCTCTTATTCTCCACGACTTCGGAATTTTGAAACGACTACCAATGGCGGGGTCAACGGCACTGAAATCCATCCATGTAGACTTATACCGCATGGTGTAAGTGCTTGTTGCTCCGTCGTTATAACCAGAGTATTTAGCTATAACACCAGCGCCCCCGATGTATAACGATCTGTCTCTGGAAGAGAAGAAAGACTTCCCCCCGAAAGAAGACCACGTTGTAATTTTGGCGGTTCTGTCCGGGTTAGGAAAACGCATGTCAAAGACCCAATCTGTCCCGGCTCCCGTGAGACTGAGCACATAGAATCCGTCCGGCTCATGGTAAGTGCTTTTAATTAGAGCAACCGTTTCAGAGGCTACTTGGTTCATCATGTAGTCCCTGACGTTTATTGACAGATCGCCTAGCGCCTGTCTGCCACCAGCCTCGATAGCCCTGGATAGAAGTCGAACACCGCTGTTCGACAGGAATAACAGATCATTCCCGGTGGACTGAACGGAGTCTCTGGCGATACAACCAGTCCCTTCGATCTTTTCCGCCAAGGTCATTGAGGAAGGAACTTCCGGGCCTGCGTAAATCAGGATGGTCCGTTTACCGAAAATAACCAGATAGTCTTCAATAGATGATATTGCTACTACTTGGTCCCCTCCCCATACCGTCTTCAAGTCTAAGGTCCCCGCCGTACCGCCCCTGAAAATATGCGGTAACAACGTATCGGAGAATTCTATGATTGAATCGTCACCGGAGGATGTAACCCAAACTCTTCCAAAAGCGGAATGACAGACGTTCCCATTGGGCATCTTGCGGGTAGTCCAAGTCACGGTATTATCCGTGGTCGTACTGCCGACAGACGTTACCCAAGTGGGTTCAGTAGTTGCGTGTGACGTTCCAGAAGTCGTACAATGGAAGTAGATTGTCAGGTTTCCCGCCGTGGCCCGTCTTACGTCACCGACAACATAAGCCGTCCCAACAGCCCAAGCGGTGATGCTTTGCTGCAAAAGAGAGAAATTTGCCGTGGTTCTTACGATGGGGTCATGTGCGTTTTGGAAAGCGACAGCTTTGTCTGCGATATTCTGCATCTGCCAATGATCTGCCGTTATCCCCGTCCCGCTTCCGGCGGTTCCGGTGACTTCTGTTAAAGTACCCGTACCGGAATAAAGTTTATTCCCCGCTGCCGACAAGATCGTCGCCGTACCAACGGAAGTAATCTGTTCGTAAACCGCCCTGATGGATGGTGTCCCTGATATAGCTGAAGCCGTTAAAGTCAATCTGCCTTTCCTGGCGGCGATTCTTCCACGGTCGTCAATGACGCAATTAACCGCTTCAGATGACCAATGAAGGTCGGGGGTAACGGCTTGTTGGGTGTTTAGTCCGTAGAATCCCGGTGCGGTGACTTGTAAAGGTACAAGTTGACTCACGCCAACACCGCATCGAATTCATCTGGACTGAATTCCATGTCTCTCATCATGGCTTGATACATAACTTCGTTAGCGAATCTATTGGCTTCCACAAAAGAAGTCCCCCCGTCTTCTCCGCGCTCTCTAAGGGCCAGAACATAGGCCCTCTCCCTGACGGGCGAAGCGGGAACGGTTAGTACCGTTGCGTCAGCCGCCAAATCAGCCTGTGGAACCACCATCGGTATCCGCATGGTGTACGTCCCGCCCGGAGTCGGGTACAGGGTTATCTGTAGTTCACCACTGGAAATACCTCGAATCCGGTAGTATATCGGCGCTCCCGTCTGCGTCGTTCCAAGATAACTGGTTCTGTCTATGTACCAATCAGGAGCGGGGATGAGGATTCCATCGTTAGTGTCATCGTAGATTTCCCTGTTAGGAGAGAAGAATCTTGATCGCTCGTTGGAACCCGTTATGGTGTAATTTGTAGTTCCGCTGGAAGTATTAAAACTTAAAACGGTTCTAAGACAGTGCCAGTCCCAAGCATCTTCGACAATGGACTTCGCCTGATTTACCAGAACTCCCAACATGGCGGAGTAAGTCGTGGCATCGACAGTGGGGCTTTGATCTTCCCTCAACCTGATCTCCAGATCGTTTACGATAGATTTCCAAGTCGCCATGTTATTCCGTCCAGATAATTGATGTTGCGCCCTTCACTTGAAGGACTTTTATTTTCCAGAATTTTTTCAATTCTATCTCCCACCATGACAACGGCTGGATAGTCATGTGGAGTCTGTCTCCGATCCTGTCCCCCCATACGTCCTTAACGTGGCAAATAGACCAGAGACAGCCTTTCTTCACCGATCTGGCAATGTTAGCCACCGTCTTAGTGACCCTCTCTTCTGGAATGTGTTCCATGACATCGGTACATATAGCGTAATCTACTATCGGGAGTTCGTCGCTCCAGAGATTCGCTTTCCAGAAAGGAAGCACTCCTTTCTTGTTTTTATTTTCGTCCGTCAAGACATCGCAATGGTCTACAGGGATGATTTCGTACCCGGCATTAAGATAAGGCTCGAAAGAACCTCCGCGGCCACAGCCTAAATCAGCCAAGACAGTTGGGCTGGCCCTGTCCAGAAGATATTGGGCAATAGGTCTGCCATGCCCCATAGCACCATACCCCGGAAAGGTGAATACCTTCTCGTATTTCTTTCGTTCTGTTTCTATGAAAGCGTCTTCCATCAATAAATCCTGTAACGGATAAATGAACCGGCTTTCATGATGACGTTCGTGCCCGCCGTCTCGGAGGCCAATTGAATCTTGAAAGTACCGGAAGGCGATGCTCCCACGATAAGGTTCGCCTCGACAAAACCCGGCCATGAGCCTGTCGTGGTCGGCAGCCCGCCTACTGCCGCCAGAAGCGCGGCGCTGATGTTTCCATTGGCGGTCAGAAACGCGGTCGCGGACGAGGGTGTTCGCAAAGTTGCCACGCCATCCGTCATTCCAGTGGGCCAAGCCACTCCGGGTCGTGGTCCGACCGTCGTGGTGGCGGTTCTTAGTAAAAACCTTCCCTCGATCTCGTACCTCAGATTGGCCGCTGGCGTGAAAGCCAATCCCGTGACATCGACCGCCGTGGCGGAACTGGTCGTGAAATCGGCGGCAAGGGCCACAGTCGTCCACGGATCGGAACCACCGCCTGAATGGGAGTGAGTGGAGATTACCCCCGTCAGCTTGGCTTCTATCTCTGCCTTGGTGATGTCGGCATTGGCTTGCGCGTTCGCGGGCGCGTGGGTCGAGATGATATGAGCCTGAATATTGATGTTGGCCGGTTCTTTCCCTGACAGGACGGTATTCAGATCGGTTTGCGAACTTAATGTCCCGCCGATGGAACCCCAAGTGTTGATTCCAGGTGGTCCTTGGATACCTTGCGGGCCAGGGACGATGCTGTCCAAGCCAGGATTGCCTTGCGGTCCCTGCGCTCCGTCATTTCCCGGTGGTCCTTGCGCCCCACCATTTCCAGGTGGTCCTTGAATTCCCTGTGGACCTTGTGGGCCGGCGATACCGGCAACATTAACGACCGGGTTTAGAGGGTCAGTATTGTCTACTGTGACGTTGGTTCCGGCTATTACCGAGACAATCCCGCTGGACGTTGGGGGCGGTGGCATGATCCCCGTTCCACGGGCATAGATAAAAGCCGTTGACACGGTTTCCGTGACGGGGATCAGGTTTACCCAGTTATTCGTCACATCGTCCAGATGAGTCTGAATCTGCGCCGTGTCCGCTTGAGAAGCCGCGATATTGGAATTCAGCCGCGTTATGTACGAGGCTATCCATGCCTCCAAAGCGGAGCGTTTCTCGGCCCACGGCAGGGCAGAAAACGTATCCGGGTAGTCTGTTTCGTAATTCAGGACTTTTTCCGTCAGAAACAGGTTGAGTATCTGTTGATAATTGAGCGGCCCCGATAGGATGGGCGGTAGTGTTGGCATTATTAGAAGTTTCCTCGATATTTCATTACGTTTCGCTCACCAGGATTCCATCCTGAAATGTTAATTGTCGTGTCACCGCGCCTCCGCTGGAATTAGCCACAAAATAAGTCTTGGTTCCCGCCAAAGGGGTGGGGCCGTCCGTCAAACGACCGTTCGTCGTGGCGATGGGATATTTTCCCGAAGTCAGATTGGACCCATTATTGAGAACCACGCCTTTACGCGCCGCTCCGGTATTGATGGTGAATAACAGATCGTCCCCGGCCACCGAGACGCCAAACGTCAAGGCCTCCGCCGTGGTCATAATCGCCGCCGGGATGGTGAATTTGATCGGGGCCGTTCCTGCCGAGGCCGTTTCAGGTCGTATCTGCAAATACGCCTGGATCGCGGACATCGTGGTATAAGTGTCACGATCCCCCAACAACAGGTTCTGTCCGACAATCACCGGCATGGTATCGCTGGACAGGTAAAACGGGAGCCGGAAATTTCCGTTCGTGGAAACGGCATCCATCTGGGCCTTCGTCCCGGCCCCCGTCACCAGAATCCGAAACGCCGCTTGGGTGTTGTTAATGGCGGAATCGGACAGGTAGAACGATACCTGCCGGTTCCCGGCCCCGTTATGGTTCAACTGCATATTGATTCCGGCGGTCTGGTCGTTGGAACCGTCGGCGGACTTGCCCCATAACTGAATCTGACTGGTATTGGTGTTGTTGTTTACCCTGAAACTATTGGTTGTTATGACCGTAGTGCCATCGTCCGAGACGCTGGAATTACCGCCCGTAGAACCGTCGGGGGTGAACTTGATAAGCCTGTTGAGGGTGCCGGAGCCACTGATTGTTGTCAGAAGGTCTTTATTGAATAAATATTCTTGGCCTTGTAACAGATCAATAATGAAAGTAGCCATCAGCTATAACTCAAAGACGTTCTATTGTTCCATACCTGATCGAAGTGTGGTTTACCTCCTGCAAAGACGATGGTTGCGGTTGAGGCCGTGGTGGTTATCTTCTTGATCTGCCATTTATCATCACTGGTCGCTGTGCCCGCAGCAGCGGACCCAACATAAATTACCCCACCACCCACATCATCCGACAGCACCTTCGGATAGAATTTATACGGTGGGTCTAACCGCATGGGAAAACCGCTCATCCGAAGAAATCTCCGGTATTCCCATCGACGTAAACACGTTGAGTTTGTATGGCTGGTTTTTCTTCAAGCATCTTCAATAGAATCGGAACCAACAGAACCGCGAAGTCAGGTCTAATATCCATAATTTTCCTGAACAGATCGGATAGCGATTCCATCAGAGCGATACCTTTTCGTTTATATCGGCATAGTAATACTGCCCTTCCGTCATGCGTCTCTTGAGATGTGATTGGTTGTTTTTCATCTGACGGTGGGTGAAGTAGTCCTTATGCGGTTTGTCCAGTTGTACCTGCTCACAACCCCAGAATTGGCATCCTTGTACTGGATGAAACTCCAGAACGGTCGGCAAGTCCTTGAATTTGGATAACGCTTGATTGACTGTCGTTATCAATTCCCAGTCATCGAATTCTCCCGTCCAATCAGATACTATCGCCGGTACGGGTATTTGTAATTTATGGGCCATATAGACCCTTGAACCGCCGTAAGGGAATGTCCTTTCATCGTGTTTTTCATAAACCATCACGGGGTTTCTGAAGCCTTCTCTCAGGATTGATTCTTCAAGACGAGTGTAAAACTGAAACTGTTTCTCATTGTTCTTATGTACCCAGTCCGCCATGTAAAAAGACTGAGGTATCTGGGAAGGAGGCAGCAGCCCATACCTTATTTCGTATGGGCCGCTGCCAGCATCGTACTTTCCCAAGTTAAGAAGCGGCTTGCTGCGCCGCCGCCGCCGGACGAAGAACGAGAATATTCCAAGTGGTTGACGCCAGATTTCGCGCGCCAGCGGCCTCGTTCTGCACCCTGATTTCCACGGTGTTCGCTGCCTGGACATACGCCGTCCAGATCAGGTCAATCGCGTCAATAATGGGTGTCGCCAGCACGAAATCCCCCAAGGCTGCGCCAGTCACGGTCACCACGTTCGTCGCTCCGGCGGCATCGGCCAAAGAAGCGACATCAATGGTTGTCGTGACACTAGCGACAACATCGAAGAGATGCTGGAACTGTTGTCTGTCGAATTGACTCATGTTCTTTCCTCAAAAAAAGGCGGGGCTATTCACCCCGCCGTTATACTTAGGCCGGTACGATAACGGCATAGCCGCCATCATTTCTCAGTTCCGCCACACCGTAGATCGTGTCCACGGTATAGAGGTCAGCCAGAAACTCCTGCTTATACTGTCTCTGGGCGCGAGGCATCAGTTGTTCCGCCAGTCCAAAAGCAGACTTGTGGAAGAACAGACACGCACGATAGGCCGTGGTCGTCGAGGTATTGGTAGTATTTCCACAGTTGGTCGAGACAAAGACCGGCGTGCCGTAGATATTACCTACCTGACCCGTCGAAATAGGCATACCGCTTCCCTGAAACGCCTGTTCCGTAAAACGGGGAATACCCAGCAGGACTTCCTTCTGGCACGGAGGAATGACAATCGAACGATCACTCAGAGGCAGATTATCATCATCCATGTTGCGGAAGATTTTACGAATCCCCGCATCCGTCAGGTTAGCACCGTTACCGGCACTCGCCGCAGACCAAGCCGTAGAACCATCAGAACCGATGACAGCCCCCGTACCATAGGTCAGTGTGTTGGCATCCGGCGTACCGGGAGTAGCGTCCAGCGTACCGCCCTGAAGACCAGTTCCCAGAACATGCAGATCAAAATCCACTTGGCGTGCCAGAGCATAACCAGCATCATC